GGACGGCCCGCTGCTCGGTCATCGCGCTCCTGCGCGCGCCCTCGCGGGCGTTGGCGACCCCTACCGCCCGCGCCTCGAGGCCGAGTGCCGGGTCCTCCGGGAACTGGGCTTTGACGAAACCGATCAGTTTGAGGTTTTTCGTGTCATTCAGCAGGCGTTCGCGCTCGGCGATCACGGCGGCCAGCTTTGTTTCATCAGCGAGTTCAGCGGCTGCGCGCTCGGTGGCGGCGGCGAGGTCTTTCACCTGGCCTGTATTCACGAGCACGCGCCGGCGCCGGTCGAGCTCTTCGAAGAGTTCGTTGATCTCACGCTCCGAGAGATCCGGGGCGGCGGCGCGAACGGCGTTCAAGCACTTCTCGAAACTCACGAGCCCTCCTTGGGCGCGCAGTCGCCGATCGCCTTGTAGGCTTTCTCGTACTCGTCGGCCCGGGCCCGTTCCGTGGAGGGTGCGGGGGCTTCGGTGCCGGCGGCGGCGGCTGCCTGGTCGGCATTCTGACGTGTTTCGGCGAGGAGCGCTTCGGCCTCCTGGATCTCGGGGCTCGAGGTCGCCTTGGCTTGGCGTTCCTCGAAGGCGTTCACGATCTGCTCCGGCTTGAACACTAGGTAGTGCGTGCCCTCGCCGCCGATGTCGAGGTAGTTGTTCTCGAATACCACCGCGTCGTGCCCGGCCTCCTTGGCCCGCCTGACGATGTCCTCGAAGACATGGCCGGTCGTGCGCCGGCCTTCCTTAAACTCTTTCCCGACGTCGATTGTCAGCGGGTTATTGGCGATCAGGTAGGAGGGCCGGATGTTGGCGCCCTCACCGGCGCCGCGCATCGTGGCGAAGGAACTTGCCTGCTTCGGGTTGTCGGTGAACCAGAAGCCTTGCGCTTTACCCCAACCCTTCCAGTCCTGCATTTTGTCCGTGCTGAATTGGTCGAAGGCCTCCTGGGTGCCGTGGTAGACCTGGATCGGTTTGCCGTCTGGGCCCTTGAGCAGCTGCTCGGCGAGCGCGTCCTTGGCGAGTACCCGCGTCCCGAGTTCCTCATGCAGGCCCAGGCGCTCGTTCGCCATGTCGACGAGGAAGTCGATGGCGCGCTGCTCGATCTTCTTCAGCGGCTCGCCCTTCAGCGCCTTGGCCACCGCGCGCTCGTAGGCGCGCGCGTTCATCTTCTTGTCCGGACGGCTCATCCACCACTCGGCGTTCGGGATCCACTGGGTGAACGCTGGCACCCCGAGTTTCGTTGCCTCGCCGAATTCGTCGATTGCATCGCGCCCCATTTCCTTGATCAGGCGCCCGCGGTCGAGCTGGCCGCCGACCTGTGCCCAGCCGGTCTCGTGATCCGCGATGTCGCGGATGGTCGCGCGGATCTGCGGGTCTTCTAGGCCGCGGGGGCCCGTGCGGGCTTCTGGGGCTGCGGGCGCGCTTGGCGCCTGGCGCGCAGGCGCCGGCCGGCTGCGAGCAGTTTCTGCGTTCTTGTCAGCGTCACTCAGGATCTCCCGAACTGCGGCCATGAAGGCCGCGTCATCGGCCTCGTGCAGGACCGCAGCGCGCTCGACTGCCGCTTCGTCGATGGATGATGCGCGCGCGACAGCGTCGGTGTCCAGTATGTTTTGCCTGGTGGCTGGCAGATCCACGGCTTGCAGTTCGTCGGCGATCGCTGTCCACTCGTCCGCGCCGCGCTGTAGCATCTTGGCGCGCTCGATCGCCGCATCGTGCTTGCCTTCGACCACTTCCTTGGCCAGCACCTCGAGTTCGCCGGCGATCTCTTTCGCGCGTAGCGGCTCGCCCTTGGCCCGCGCCTTCGCCTGCAGGTGCTCGATCGCGAGCGCCCGGAAGGGCCCTGGCCCGGCTTTCTGCAGTGCCGCATCTACCGCCTTGGCCTCTTGGGCTTCCGGGGCGCCTGGCGCTTCGCCGGTCGCCTGGGCTGCTGGGCCCTTGGCCCCGCCCGTAGCGCCTTCCTGGGGCTCACCTGGCGCGGCCGCGGGCGCCTTTGGGGCCTTGGGTGGCCCAGCCTCGATCACCTTCGCGGCGGCTTGGCTCGCCTGCTTGTCGGCGGCCACCAGGTTCTCGGGCTCAAGCTGTGACCGGGCCCGGCTGAGGACTACTTCAAGCCCCTGGCGCTCGGGGCCGAACACCGGGTCCTGGCGTACCACGGCATCCACATCGATCTTCTGGCCCTCGATCGCCTGGGCGACAGCGGCTCGAAGGGCGTTCGCGTGGGTCTCGGGCCCGATCGCCTGCAGCACTTCGCGTGGATTGCCGGGCACGATGATCAAGCCTTCGCCGCGCTCGAGGCGCTCGCGGACCTCAGCCAGGTCCATTTGAGCGAATTTGCGCTCAGCGATACCGGCTGCATCCAGGAGGCGCCGGTCGTCAGGCACGGCGGCTTCGGCCCGCATGCGTTCTTCGGCTCGGATAAAGCCCTCGATCTCGGCCTCCGAAAAGCGCATGCGCTGTGCGCCGACCCGCGCTTCGGCTTCGGCGCCGGCTGCGGCGGTGCGCCGGGTCTGTTCCATCTGCGCGCGCAGGTCCTCCGGGATGCCGGCCCCGCGCTCGAAGCTATGGTCGAGCTCTTGCTGGACGCTGCGCTCAAGGCCCGGCATCATGTCGCGCAGTTGCTCGTCCTGGATCTGGCGAAGGCGCCGGCTCGCTACCCAGATGTCTTTCACCGCACCGCCCGCTACCCGGATGCCGGCGGAGGCGAAGGTGCCAAAGGTGATATTGGCGAGGGAGTCGTACAGGCTGTAGTCGTCCTGCAGGTCGCGCCTGAGCGCGATGATCGGGCCTTCCACAGCGGTTGCGCCCACCAGCCCTTCGGTTGCGCCGACCCCGGTCCTGATCACCGCGCGCTCACCCGCCGCGCTCGCTTTCTCCAACAGCATGCTGTAGCGCGTGCCCCCCATGATCGGGATGAAGCCGGCGGCCACGTTCAAGGGATCAAGCAGGGTGCCGGCCAAGCTCGCGGCGAAGGAGCCGATCGCGGCGCCGGCGCCCTCGCGCCTTGCGTAGAGGACCTGGCGCGCGGCGTCATCACGCCGGCGCTCGATCAAGAGGGAAAGCGCGCCCTGGGTCAGGCCCTCATCTGGCACCTTTACCTTAACCCCGGCGAAAGTCGCCTGCTGCTCGGCATCGGCCTTGGAGAGTCTGGGGCCGATAGAGCGCGCGTCGTTGATCTGGGCGCTCATCATCCACAACGGGATTGGGTTGGTCTCGAGGGCTTCGTCGAACGCCCCGCGGATCGCCCGGCCCGCCGGTGCCGGGTAGTCCAGCAGGCTGATGCCTTGCGCGGCGCTGTCCTGTGTGGTGTACATGGCCGCTGTCTAGAAAACGGTAACTGCCTGATTTGGCAGTATGCTGCGGTGCATTTTGTTTATGGTTAGAAAAACGCTCACGGCGCCCGCACACCCTTCTTGTAAACATCGCTGAAGCGCGCCGCCCGTACCTGATTTGCCAGTTGCCCGAGGTCCGCCCACGTGCGCCGTAGCGGGCTGCCGTCGGCGTTGAGCACCGGTTGGGCGCCGAGTCCGGACTTCACGTAGAGGGAGAGTCCGCCGTCACCTGGGCTGGTCACCCAGAAGCCGTTGTCGCGCACGGTGTCACGCCATTGTTTTTCAAGGTCTTCCGCCCGCGCGCCTGCGCCCGGTACGCTCGGGACCCTGAGCGGCGTGCTCTCGGCCGCATCAAAGCGCGCCGCGTGCGCGCCGCCGCGCAGCACACTCGCTGTCGTTCCGGGGCCCAGCGCTGACTTCGGCACCCGCCAGGTGTCTTCGAATTCGTACTTGAAGCCGGCCATCGACTCGAAAGCCTTCGCTGCGGCATCCCGTGGCTTCATGCCCTTTTGCAGCAGGAGCACGGCGAGCGAATCTGCCGTGTCGGCGTAGTTGTCGTAGGTTTCCTGGCCGCCGATCTGCCAGGCAAGCGTGCGCTGCAATGGCTGGAACTCCTTCGTCACGAGCTCCTTCAGCGCTTTCTGGTCATCCGGGTTGATCCCCTGGCGCAGCGCCTCTGGCTTCATCTTGAGCGCCTCGGCGATCAGCTGCTCGGCCTCGGGCTTAACCCCCAGCCCGATCACCACGGCGCCGGCCGGGATGCCCTTGGCCAGCTGCTTTCCCACCATCGGCCAGTATTTTCCCCATTGCTCGACCATGCCGCGCATGACGCTCGCCGCATCAGCGCCCTCACCAGGCGGCGTGGCGAACTGCTTTGCGATCGCATCCACCATGGATTTAGGCAGGATCTGCTGGTTCGTGATCTCGAGGCGTTGCTGCTCGGCGAGGCTGGCTGCGGCGTAGGCCTGACTCGCTTGCGCGCGCTCGGCGGGGTCGGCGGTTTTGCTGCTCATCAGCTTCGAGAGGTCCTTGAAGGCCGCCTGCACCGCCTGGCTCGTGCGCAGCACCGCGAGGCTGGGGTCTTGTTCCCGGTCCTTATTCACGAGTTCGATCGCCTTGCCCAGCTGCTCTTGGCGCTTTTGCGCCGTGGCGAAGCCCTCGCCTGGCTGCGGGGCGCGCGCGGCGAGCAGCACCGCTTGCTGGGAGAGGGGTAGGGTGCCCACTGTCCTGATGTCATTGCCGAAGGCCTGGGCGTTGCCGAGTTCCTGGTCGATCTTCATGCCTTCGTACTGCCCGAAGACGGTGATGAGTTCCGAGGGGGTCGGGCGGTTTGGCGCATCCATCCCGCGCTCCAGCGCTGCGGCGGTATCGAGCACCCGGCCTTTGAGCACCTCGCGCGCCTGCGCGATCCCTTGATTCGCCTGGGTGCGGGCGAGTTGAAAAACCTGGATCTTCTGGTCGCCTGGCAGATTGTCGATCGTGGGGTTGCCCGTGCGCGTTGTGAGGACGTCGGTTGCGGTCATGTTGGCGATGCTCGCCAGCATCGTGGGCTGCGCCACGGCCCCGCCGCGCCCGGTGATTGCCTTGGGGTCGGTGGGGATCGGTTTGCCGTCCAATGCCGCGCCGATCCCCGTGGCGATCTGCTCGTCGGTGTAGGCGCTGGCGGCGGCTTTGCCGTTTTCCGCCTTGATGATGGAAGTGGCGAGATTGGTCAGTACCTTGCGATCGCGCAGGTTGAGCGGCTGCTGGGGATCAACGCCCAGATCCTTGGCCACCGTCGCGATGTACGCCCTGGTATCGTTTTCGACCGATGGCGCCCAGCGGTTCACGATCGCATCCACGGTTGTGAGTCCGCGCTCGCCATAGGCGAGGAGGTTCTTGCCGAGCGCCCGGATGCCATCCTCTGGGGTGGTGAACGAAGCGTACTTCGGGTCCGTGCCCTCGACTTCACCCTGCCACTTGACCGGGCCCAGGATGATGTTGCCGGGGTTGTTGTTCCGCACGCCACGTGGTTGCGGCTCGAACTTTTTCCCCTGTTCGTTCGAAAGGCGCTTGGCGAAGGCGGTCGCGTTCTCCGGGCTGTCGAATTTCCCGAGATGCCGGCCGGTCGCGCGGTAGGCGTCAATCGCCTGCTGCTCGGTCAATTGGGCGCCCTCGTCCGTCAGGCTCGGGAGGAGGATCTGCTGGCCGCCCTCGTTAAACGACATGGAGCGGATGGTGCTCGTCGTGCCGTCTTTATTCTTCACGGCAGGGCGCTTGCCGATGTCGATGTTGCCGCGCTCGAGCTCGCCAGGTGCTTTCTTGCCGATCCCGCCCGCCGCGATCGGCGCGCCGCCGATGGCGTTCAACTGCGCGGCGAGCACTGGCGCCGCATCCTTAAAGAGGCTCTCGCCCAGTTTCGCTGCGACGTCGGCGCTGATCCGCTCCTGGTTGCGCTGATAGGTGGCGAGCGCGCCCGCGGGGTCCTGCATGCGCTGGCGGTTGAGACGTTTCGTCCAGCCGGCGTCCTCGTATTGTTTCACGCGCAGTTTCGTCGTGGCCGCGTCCCATCCCTGCATCTCGCCCTGGCTCGCGGCTTCGCCGCGGGCGGTCTTTAGCGCCTGCTCGAAGCGCACGTCGTCGTTGTAGGCGAGGCTCGCCGCGTCGAGCTCGGTGATCGCGCGGGAGTCCGAAGTACCCAGTTGCCAGTTCCTGTTCTCGACGCCTGTATGGGAGGCCATCGACTGCAGCGCCGATTGGACGCGGCTCGCGAGCACCCGGTCGGCCATGCGTTTTGCTTCGGGGCTTTTCAGGGATTCGAGGGCTTCGGAGCGGATCTTCTCGGCCGCTTCGGCGGCCGTGCGGTAACCGTCGACCGCGTTCTTGCCCTTCGTGTTCATGAACCCGGTCTCGGGGTTGTATTGCAGTTCGATCAGGCGCCTGGTCGCGGCGATATCCGCGTCCTTCGCCTCAGCCTCGTTCTTGAGACCTTGTGCAGCCAGGGCTGAGCGCGCCATCTCGTCAGCGGCCTGCAGGCCTTGCGCGCCCGAGCGCATCATCGCTTCGCCGATCTGGCTGCCGAAGTCAGCGCCGCTCGCGCTCGTCCTCTGAAAGGGCGCGGCGGGGCCGCTTGGCAGGACTTCGCGCGTGGGGGTGCCTGGGGCTTTCACGAAAACGGGGTGAGCCCTGCTTGTTTGAATTTCATCCACTTATCCGACACGCTCGACGCCCCGCCCACAATCGAGGAAAAAGCACCGAGCGTGCCCGCTTCCCGCGCGCTGCGCCCGCGCATCTCATCCAGCTGGGCCTGGGCTGCGTAGCCCATCCCCTGGCTTTCCCAGCCGTAGGCTTCGCGCGCGGCATTATTTCTGATGGTGAGCGCGTCGATCTCGCCCTGCTGCGCGACATCCTCCTGGATGCGGAGCGGAGAGCCTGAGTCCAGGGTGAGGCCGGCGGCGCCGGCACGCATGCGCTGGCTGGAGATCATTTGCGCTGTACGCTCGCGCTTGACTTCTTCTGCGGCGCGTCCCTTTTCGATCGCGTACTGGGCGTTCTGGTTGGCGATGATCTGGTTGTTCCGGGCGACCGCCGCTTGGTACTGGGCCGCCTGTTGGTCGGCTGAGCCCTTTTGCATGGCGCCGATCGCCGAGGTTGCCGCGCTCAGGACAGTGAAAATGATGCTCGCGTTTGCGCCCATGGGTTAGCTCGGGCTCCTGAGTTCGACGCGGTTAAAGGGCAGTCCCAGCACACCGAACGGTGCCGCTGGATGGACCGTGAAGCCCATCCAGAGAAGCCATTTCAGGCACACGGCGTGGCGGGCATCGACCCAATTCTCGAGGACCTGGTAGGTCGCGCGGACATCGTGCAGCGTTCTGCCGCAGCGGCGCAGGAAACTGATGGGGTATCGATCGACCAAGTCCGACGTGAGGAGCCATGGGCAGCCGATTTCACCCAAGAGGCTCGCCGAGCCCACTCCCCAGATCGCCGCCGGCTCGCCGTTGACCCGCCACGCCCAGGCATACTCTGAGCGCGCGAAGCTGCGGCGCGCGGCCTCGAGGGGCGATAACTTGCTCATCGCCCAGACCTCGGCGACCTCTGCGGCGCGCAGCCGCTCGCCCACATATAGGGCATGCTCGAGCGTGGCGGTCACGGTTTCGAACCTCGTCATTGCGCGGTATCGCCGACGGCGATTTCTGGAATCATGCCGAGAATGGTACAGGGCAGCGGGTCATCCTGCTGCGCGCAGACCTGCCCTGGGGTCTTCCAGGTCGATGGAATCAGCACCCGCTCATCGCCCGTGATCAGCTGAATCGGCTGGCCTGGCAGTTGCGTCGTGCGTTCCTTGATCGCCACGAGCTCACCCGCCCCGAAACCAATCCCTATCTTGAGCCCGCGGGTGTTGTGGACCCGCACGGCAACGGCGGGAATCTTCACGCGCTTGGATTGCATGGTCGGCACGGTGCTGAGATCCACGTAGAGGGTCTGCAGCTGCGCGCGGTACGGGAGCCCGATGAAGATCGCGCTCGCTGAATGGGTGAGAGTTACGCCGATGAGGCCTGGACTGAGCGTCGAGACCACCTGCTGGGGTTCGACGCTGCCATCGGCCAAGATCGACACGGTTTGCCCAAGCAGGTGATCGAGCCCGGTTACCGTCGTCACCGGCGCCGTCATGGACCAGGCACCCGAGAGTGCCGGCCAGACATCGTCCAGTTCGTTGATCACGTTGGCCGTGAGATGGGTCGAATCGGTGAAGGTGGTCACGATGGCGAGGCCGCCGTTCACGCGCAGGGCCTTGCCTACGTCGCCCGATGCGAACGGCGTCCCTGCGCTCGCAATAAATCCAACCAGCCGCTGCAGGATCGCTTGCGCGGCGGCGCCAGCGCCCGTCGCATCGGTGATCACCATGGTCGGATTGGTGTAACCAATGCCTGGGGTGAGGACGTTGATCGCGGTGATGATGCCACCGCCGATGGTTGCGCTGAAGGTGGCGCCCGTACCTGTGGGGTCCACCACCGTCACGGCGGTCGCCCCGGAATACCCAGAGCCGCCAGCGATCAAGTGCACGCTTGGAATGCTGGCTGGGGCCGTTGTCGCGGCTGGGGTCACCGTGGCGGCCGGGTAGGTGAGGGGGTACTCGAGCCCGCAGTCCACGAACCAGGCCTGCGATACGTCGTCATTGAACTGGCGGCTCGCTGCGCGCTCGATATATTTCAGGTACTGGGCGCCGATCAGCCGCTCTATGATCGTGTAAACGGCATCCTCGGGTGGTTCGGAGACCGAGCAGATGCTCTTGTACTTGCCCAGCGTGTCGTGCTGCGCCCAAGCGTAGACGTCCTGCTCTTTGAGGTAGGTAAAACTGAGAAGCTTGCCGTCGTCCCGCACGCACCAGGCGATCTTGAAGGGTTCCTCCGCCCAGGCCCATTCGAGGATCTGGCGGCCATTGAATAGGTGGTTGGAGAGCACCGAGACATCGCGCGCCTCGGTGAAGCTGGTCGAGTAGACGTTGTAGGTCAGCGCGCGTACGACGCTCCCTTTCGCCTGCACGTAAAGGATGTCGTAGTTAATCGGGATCGGAGGCACATCCGAGCATCCGTTGTAGGCCTGGGGCTGCGCGCCCACATCGGCCGGGGTGACCGCGTTGCTGCCCTGGCCCGCGCTCACCGCCCAGGCTCCTGATGCTGTCAGCACGACGAGATTCGTCATCGGCACCAGGTGCTTGATCGCGTTCACTTGGTTCGAGGCGAGCGTGATGTCGATCTCGTCGTCTTCCCTCGAGGGGATCGAGTAGTCGAGGTTCAAGAAGTCGCCTGATTTCGACATCCACAGGCGCAATGGGTAGAGCGGGGTCGCGGCGTAGCACTGGCGCTGCTGAAAGTAGGTCGAGCAGCTGGGGAAATCGGTGGCGAAGGGGTTATTGGCCAGGGGCGGCGTTTGCGTGAAGTCCGGGTTGATGTTCCGGTCATTGAAGGCGGTGCCGGTCGCGCTTCCCACGTAGCCATAAAGGACACCGGCGGGTGTTGCCCCGCCTGGGACCTCGGCCGCGCGGTAGATGTTATAGCTGATGGCGCCACCGACTGCGGCCCAGGTCACGCCCACGTTCGCGCCGGCGGTGGTGGACATGGTGGCCGACGCTGCAGTCGAGCCGATCGCGCTCGCCACGGATTTGGCGCCAGCGAGGTTGACCGCGGTGACCACGTAGGAGTAGGTGGTGGCTCCTGCCGCAGAGGGCGTCACGGTCGGTGTGCCTGCCGGGGGCCCGATCGCCGGCTGGAAGGTGATCGTGGTCAGGGTCCAGGCATAGTGCTGGGTCCTCGTCAGCTGGCGCGGCGCATAGCTGGGGTGGGTGATGGTCATCGTGTCCGCGCTCTGGGTGTATTTCAGGAGCGCGAGGTCGGCGGCGACGTAGGGGGTGGTGAGCGTGAAGACGCGCGCCATCGTGCCGCCCGCGGTGTAGGCCCCGTAGGCGGTCGTGTTGATGTTGACGCCGTCCAGATCGGTCAATTCGAACGTGTTCGCGCCCGCGTTCACGTTGGCCACGATCGCGGTCTTGCCGTTCAGCTGCGTCATCCCGCCGATACCCGTCAGGTACAGCCAGTCGCCGTTCGCTGGATCCGCGCCTACGTAGGTGAGGACCCCGGGATTCGCCTGGCTGATGGCGCTGATCGCTTGGCTTGGCTCGGTCACGAGGCCGCCGTCGCGCACCACGCGCATCTTGAGATTCGAGAAGATCAGGGCGTAGCCCTGCAGGGTGGAAAACTGGAAATTGATCGCCCGGTTGATGCCCGAGAGGCACCGGCCCACGAACATGGTGCCAGAGCGGTTCGACGCTCCGCCCCGGTAGTCGATGAAGAAATTGCGCAGGCGCGCAGCGCCGATGTGGTACTTGGTGAGGTCGACCCTCGCGTAGAGACTCGGGCTTAACTCCCCTGCCGCGAAGCTGGGCTGGATGGTGGGCTGCGCCATTTCATGTCACCAGCGACAGATTAGTCGGGCTGTTGAAGGTAATCGAGCCCGGCGGGTAGGCCCAGTCGCTGCAGTAGCCGCGCACACGGATCCAGTCTGGCACGCTGTCGATCACGGTGATGCCCTCGTTGCCGTTCGAGGCCCGCGCCTGCCTGGAAAGGGCGTCGGCGATCTTGAAGATGTCGCGCGCGATCTGCTTGTCGCCGGTCAGGTTGAAGCAGATACGGCTCGCCAGGTAGTAGGCGAAGGCGTCGACGAACACCGCATCAAAGAGATTCGGGTTGGTGATCCGCTTCGTGTAGACGAGGATCGCCTGGGGCTGGTTGGTGAGAATGACGTTCGTGTCGTTCCCGCCCGCGTCCGTGTCGGAGGAGAGGATGAAGTAGACCGGCGCCGTCGCCACGGCCTGGGTCGGCACGGTGCCTGGCACGACGCCCTGGGCGCTCGCCAACTGCGGGAGCACGTAACGGATCTGCAGGCAGTCTGCGGGGTAGGCGTACTCGTAGAGCCAGGGGGCTGGCGGTGGCGTGCCTCCCACCACGGTGCCGTCTTTTAGGAGTGCAGCGGTGCCCTGCTTTCGCGCGAAGTTCCAGTGCGCCGCCTGCAGGACGGCTTCCAGCGCCGGGGTGTAGTGCAGGCCGCAGGAATTCGCCTCTACGCTCCCCTCGCTCAGGGCGGCGATGGATGAGCGCGAGCCCACCGCCGAGAGCGCCAGATTGCAGATGGCGACGTCGGATGTCGCCACGGGTTACTTCTTCGCCGGGTAGAGGGTACCAGCCGCCTCTTTGAACGTTTGCTTCTTGCCGCCGTCGAGGCCCATGTCGGTGATCTGGATGTCGAGGGTGCGGCGCTTCTCGACGCCCTTCGCGGTTTCGAACTCGCGCTCAGAGGTGCCCACCACCTTGGCGACACCAAGCAGCTTGAAGACGGTGCCTGTCGGCGGCATCTCCTTCATCCCGAGCGCTTCGAGCGTGCCGTCATCGAGGTAGAGGCTGGTGCCGTAGGGGTACTTGGGCTGCGAGGGCTCCGCAGGTGCATCCAGTGCGGCCATATTTTCTTCGCGCTTTTTCGGGTCGATCGCCAGATTGACGAGGTCCATGCTGGGCTCCTATTGCAGGCGGTACCAGGTCGAGTTGGCCGCCCGGTAGATCCAGGCTGCGGCGCCGTTCGCCGCGATCGTGGTGAGGGGGCCCTTGATCGACTGGCCGCCGTTTGGCGAAACAGTGAGCGCGGTCACGACCTGCGAGGACAGCAGGAAGGCGAATTGACCGTCTGCCGGCGCCGCGGGCATGGTCACGGTCCCGGTTGCGAGAAGGCCGGCTGGGTCAAGGAGCAGCATCCCGGTCGAGTTGCCGATCGTGATCGAGAACCCGGTGCTCGGCGTCTGATACGAGTAGCCGGTGTTCATCATCGGGCCGTTCAACGTCAGACCAGCGAAGGTCGGGCTCGAGGCCGTGCTCGTCGGCTGGCCGCCGGTACCACCCAGCACCTGGCACTGGGCTGGCTTGCCGAACGCCATCCCCGCAAGGAAGGCGCAAACGAGCCAGGCGAGGAATGCCTTCGTGTGTTCGAGCCGCATCATGTCGGCCTGTTTCCTCCAGAGATCCGATAGGCAATGGTGCCTGCGGCGTGGGCGGTGCAATTCAGCCGGTAGAGCATCCCGGGCTCTGGCTCACTGAAGACGACCGAGGCGTTTGCCGTGTAGCTCGCGGGGGTTCCCAGGGCGTCCGCCCCGCAGGTCACCCACGTGGTGCCGCCATCGTAGCTGCGCTGCAGCAGGACCGTGGCCGTGCCGAACCCCGAGAGGAAAAGATTGAAGCTGCCAAAGAGCAGGAAGGATGCCGACTGGCCGGTCGCCACGAAGGTGCCCTCGTACACCGTCGGGGCGAGCTCGATGCCGGTTGAGGAGGGCTTCGCCATGAAGACGAGCCCCAGTCTGGCCAGGAGCCAGAGGGTACGCTGGACAAGGATCACGGTCTTGCCTCCTTCGCGCTTACCGTTGGGGCTGGAGTACCGTCGCGCCGGGCCCGACGATCGTGAGGGAATCCACCGGGTTCAGGTTCCTCGAGGCCTGGTGCTGGTGGGTCTCGAACATCACGCGCGCGCACTCGTTCATGGGGACCATGTGCGGCCCGGGGATGCCCTCGTACTCGATCACGAGCGGCTTCAGATCGCCCGCATCATCGGTGCCGCGGGGGCGCCGGGTGATCGGGTGCTGGGGTTCAGCCGGATCCCAGAGCACGTCGCCGATGTAGGCTTTTTCGGTGAGCTCGTATTTGGGCTTCTCGCCGAATTGCGCGGTAAGGGCTGCCGCCTCGCGGCCTGGGATCAGCCTGGCTTTCGTCGCGCCCGCGCTCGCAGGGGCTGCGGTGGGGGCTGAGGCTGGTGCGGGTTTGGGTTGGGCCTTTGCCATGTGGTTCTCCAGTTGCCTGTGCCGGGATGCGCCCGGCGGCGCTACCGCCGGGAGGCGGTTATTCCTCGGTCCACTCGTAGCTGACGCCGAACTTCTCGCCTGCCGCGAGCGCGTGCCCGTTGCCGTTGACCGCGAGGAACTGAGTCGCGCCACGTAGCGTGATGCACTTCGCTGGCCGCGGCCCGCATTTATATTCCATGACTGCGGCTGCGCCGGTCGCTGGCGTCGGGATGTTGATGGTCCAGTCCACGGGGATGCCCACGACCGTGCCGACCGAGGCGGGGTTCGCGGTGTAGACGCCCGAGAGACCGTTGGCGATCACGGTGCTCGCAGCGTCGAGCGAGTCAAAGGGACCCGAGTGCGTGCCGTTGGCGAAGGCCGTGTTCACCGCGGACTGCGTGCCGCCTGATCGCAGCACGAGGCGATATTCGCCGATCGCGCCCGTGGTCGCCTGGACCGTGACGGTGATTCGCGTGATCTTCACCGTTTTCGTGGCTGAGCCCGCGAGCACCGCGACGTCGGTAGGGGTGGCGGCTGGCGTGTTGTTGCCGAGCGAGGCGAAGTAGCTCGCCTTCTGGCCCTCGACATTGACCTGGGCCGAGCCCATGAGATCGAGCGTGCTCGGGCCCGTGATGCGATTGATGAATTGCGCCTGAGCGCCGGCCGCGCAGAGCGCGATCGCGGCCGCCAGGGCGATGTGCTTCAGGAATTTCATGTCGTGCTCCTTCGATGAAGGGAAAATCCCGGGGCGATGATTTGCCCCGGGTCGTCCAGGCCCTCTGGGCCTTAGTTCGAGACCACCACGCCAGGCGGGTACGTTGGCGGGTTACTGTCCTGCGCGCCGCTCACCACCAGGTCCGCTTCGACCGTGCCAGCGGTGAAGGGGCCGGTTGCGACCACGTAGTTCAGGCGGTAGTACCTCGGGATCCCGGCCGATTGCGGCGCCTGCTGGGTGAGTGGCACTTCGATCGTCTGGCCGGCAGCGAGATTCGCCTTCGGGATGGCGTCGGTCTGCGCGAGCACTGCCCAGGCGGCGTTGTCGACCGAGCCCTGCAGCTGCACCTGCAGCGTGGTTGCGCCTCCCGAGGTGAGCGCAACGAGTACCGTCACGAGCACCTTCATGGCGAACTGCTCGCCCAGAGCCATGTCGCGCTGAGCGAGCATGTCCAGCACGTTGGTCGAGACCGCAGTCACGGTGATCGCCGTGCCGGCCGGGTCGAACTGCAGGTTCTTGTCCAGGATGATGGCGTGGACGGCGCCCCGGGCTTGCGCCCCCGCGAAGGCTGCCGCCACGAGGGCGGCGATGAGTTTGCGTTTCATGGCTTCTCCTTGATGTTGGCCAGCGCGCCCTAAACCAGGCGCGCTTCGGTGGACAGGATCTGGTCGCAGGTCCTGACCGGCACCCCGCGGAACGTGGTGATGGGCTTGCCGTGCCATTCCCCGAGCGCTAGGAGGACGTTGGTCTTGTTGACCGCCTGGATGTCGAGGTAGGTACGGATCGTCCGGTTGGCGTAAAAGGCGCAGCGCCCGTACTGCAGGGCTTGCGGCGCATCCGAGTCCTGCTCGGTGGAAAGCCCGACCGGCGCGGTGGGCAGCCGGTGCACCGCGCGGATGAGCGCGTTGATCAGATTCGCAGCCGAGCCGCCCGAGAGCAGCGTCACGTCGATGTTTGCGATCCTGACCGCGTAGCGCCAGTCCCTGACCGAGAGGCCCATGTCCCACTTGAACTGGGTGCGGTACCCCTGGTATTGGTTCGAGACCGCATCGAGCAGCGTCCACTCCCCCAGGTCCCTGTGCTGCAAGCCGCTGATCTGGCCCTTCGGGAAAAAGCCGTGCATCGTGTTCGGCCCCCAGCACACGAGCCAGATCGAGGTGTTGGTCGAACCCGTGCCCCCCGCATCGATCACGTTGGCTGCGGTCTGGGCCGTGGCGATGAGCACCGTGTTGTAGCGCGGCGCAAAGCCCATAAAGCGCTCCGGGTTCACCTGGGTGTTCCCGTAGAACAGAGTGGCCGCCATCTGCTGGTTCATGCCCTCGAGGAAGGCCATGTCTTCCGACAGGCGGAATTCCGCGGTGTTGCCGTTGAGGTCGGCGAGCGACTTGTCGATCTCGCTGTAGACCTCGAGCATGCCGCAGGAGTCGATCACCTGGGCGGTCGTGCTCTTGGTCTTCGGCACGCCGTAGTTCAGCAGGCGCCAGGTGGCGCTCGGCAGGCCTGTGCGCACGGTCGTCTTGTGCCCGGTCGGCAGGTTCCCTTCGACGACGAGCATGTCATCGAGGATCTCGTTCGACTGGGAGAGCAGGTTGATGATGGTGGCGATCTTGCCGTCGTCATCGATGCGCCGGGCCCAGTCCGCGTAGGTGAGGGCGGTGCCGCCGATGGTGGCCGCGTAGACGAGGCCGAGGCGCTGCAGGATGCCCTCGAAGAGCATGGCGAGCAGCTGGGTGAAGATGTTCATCTGGATCTCCTTCAGGAAGTCATGGGGTTGGGCTCCTTTCGAGTGTTCTCGGTCCGGGTAGGCAGGGCGAGGTGTGTGCCGTCTTTGGACTCGATCGGGTTACTGTTGGTTGGCGAGTTTCGTCGCCCCTTGATTCGGATAGAGCACCGCCGCGGGGTTCTTGGGGTCTGGCGTCACGGCCGCACTGCCTGCCACGTGGGCCGGCTCGTTCACCGATTTCGCCAGGCGCGCCAGAAACCGGATGATCTCCGGGTGGTTGCCTGCTCCCGTGAAGTTGAAGGCTTCACGGATCTTGGCCGCCTCGGGGCCCCCGAACTTGTCGATCGCTTTAGCGATCGACGCCTTCATGGGCTCGTAGTTGGCGCCGCCGATCTCCTTGTCGCCCTTCACTTCCTGCTGCCACTTCGTCTGCGTTTCTTCCCACAGCTTGTACGGCTGGTTTGCCGCTTCCTGCAGGTCCTTGAAATGCTGGTCCACGAGGCTCTGTGCCGCCTCCTGGGTCATGCCGGCTGCGCCCGCGATCGCCTTGAACGATTCGAGTCCGGCTTTCGTCGCCGGTTCGTCGGCCTTCACGCCCTCGGGCAGCTTGAATTCGGTGTAGACGACCGGCGCTTTTGCGTCGAGGTCGAATTTCAGGCCCTTTTCCTGGGCTTGTTTCAGCGCCTCGTCGGCGCTCAGCTTGTCGATCTCGACCTGCTTGCCGCCCTTCTCGACCAGGTAGGCGCGGGCGTTGAGCACCGTCGCCGTGCCGAAGAGTTCGAGCGCCTTCGCGTCATCGATGCCCTTCAGGTCCTCTGCATTCGAGACCGTCCGCGCGAGGCATGCCCGCGCCTGAGCACCCGTGGGCTTGGCTGGTTCGGCCGGCGCCGCGGCGCTGGCGACGATGTTCGCTTCCTTGCCGGCAGCTGCCGCCGGTGCCGCGGCGGCTGGTGCTGCTTGCGCAGCCGCAGGAGGAGCGGCTGGCTGGGGGGCGGCACCCCCTCCAGCGGCGGCAGCGGTGCCTTGAGTATCCACGAAGAGGCCGGGGCGCCCGAAGGCGTCCTCGATGATCATGCCGAGTGCGCTGCGGGCGAGCGGGGAAGCGTGGGTCCGGGTGCGTTCATTACGCATTGCCTTCTCCCTCTTTGAGCATGGTCAGGTACTTGTCGGGGTAGTGCTTGGTCAGGTCGGCCTGGATGCGCAGGCCCACGTTCCTCTGGCCCTCGTTGAAAAAAGTGGTGCTGTTCCCGGTGAAGCTTGATCGGGAGATCCCGCAAAAGGCGAGCAGGTCCCAGAGGTACAGCCGCGCATCTGGTTGTTCGAGGATCTGCCGCAAGCCGTTCAGCCGCCGCGCTTCGTGTTGCTTGACACTGGCATTGCGCTCTCCGGCGCTCGCTGCATCGCCCAGGTCGACGATCTGCTTGACCGCCGCGGGCTTAGGCGCTGGCGCGTTCATGGGCTTCCGTTTCGGCCGGAGAGGTGGCCGCCGAGGGGATAATCGGGCCGCTGACCGGCGGCTCGGGCGGGGGTGTTGGCAAGCGGAAGATCGCCTCACCCGCGCGCGCCGTGTGCGTGGATAGTTCGACGTCCATATAGACCTTCAGGCCGATTGCGCGCGCCTGGTCGCAAAAGCCGATCCACTCCGGGACTATCGCTGGCATGACGCCGTACTCGATGTCTTCCTCGACCACGCCGGCCCGGAAGTACGGGCGTTTGAGCGCGCCCAGCACAGAGGCTTTCACGAGCATGCAGCCTGGCGGGATCGCGCGCACTTCGGCTACGGGTTCGCCCTCTTGGATCGGCTGATCGTCGAGCGGTGCCACGATCAGGCCCTGCTCCGCGCTCGCGCGCATGTAGGCCGCACCGACCACGTCGCGCTGCCGACTGAGCAGCTGGCGGAGCGCAAACTGCGGGAGGACGATGTCGGGTGAGACGAAGAAGTAATAGTCCACGTTCAAGGGGCGCGCCGCCTCGATCGCGTTGTTGTAGCCCATGGAGAGATTGCCCAGACCCGGCTCCACCTTGTGGCCCACGAGCGCGATCAGGGCCCCGGGATTAAAGCAAAGCGAGGCGAAGGACAAGGCGAAGTCGGCGTGCACCATCGCGCCCTGGGAGACCAGCACCACGGCCACGCGGTAGGGATTACCGGCATTCAATTCCTGGCCATCGGGGCCCACGATACCGCCCAGTTTCCGCTGGCCGAGTCCGGCGCGAAAGGCTGAGCGCACGATCGCGTTCCGGTCGCCGTTTAGTCTGGCGGGGCCGTTCACGAGAGAAGCTCCAGCAAGATCTCCTGGACCTGGCAGTGCGAGATCGCGTTCGGGGTAAAGGTTTCCATGAATCGCTGGGCGTCGATCTTACGGCAAAACGTCAGCGCCTGCGTTTGATCCGTCGTCCACCAGAGACCGGGCTGCGGCGCCCCCTTCGGATCAAGGGTCGGGTAGAGCGCTAGCCCCTCGTCGAACCTTTGCAGGGTATAGCCGTGCTCGGGGCTCATCGGGTCAGGCTTTGGCCATGTCTGGGTAGAGGATCTGGGCCACGCTCCTGCCCTTCAACTTCGCTTGGTGCTCGGCGGTCTGGGTGGTTGAATCCTGCGGGCCCGTGGGCACCCTCTGCAGGTTGCCGCTCGCGGCGGCGCCTTTCGTGTGCGGGCCTTTGGGCGATACCGTCGTCTTGGGGTTCGCGTGCAGCATGTCGATCTCCTTTGTTCGTGGCTAGACCGAGTATCCCACAATGTCCTTCGCCTGGAACACCTCCGGGGCGTAGATCAAGTTGAGGTGCGCGACCAGCGCATCGCGCAGCTCGTCGCGCAGTTGGGTGTCGTTGGTGAGTCCGGCCACGGTGAAGGACTTCTTGCCGGAACGCTGCGGGGGGAAGAGATGCAGGAATTCCACCATGATCTCGACCCCGCCATCTGGTGTCGTTCCTTTGCGCTCGTGCGTGAATATCCGTGCATAGACCTTTGCCTGGTGCTGGGGCATCTGGGACTCCTAGAATTTGCAGCCGAGAACATCGGCCGCGGTGAATACGACACCAGGCACGGCCGCCAAGTCCGTGACGAAGGCCGACAATTGCTCTCGCAGATTGGCCTCTATCTCGGTGTCCGTCATCGTCGGGATCTCGATCGGGAAGATATTCTCTCCCGCGCTCGCGCCCCCGACTGGCGCGCTTAATCGCCAGTTGATGATGATGTTGGTGAGTTCTGGGGTGTCGCCACCGCCTTGGCCGATGATCCGCGCTGATATTTTTTCGTTCGCCATGATGCCTCCTTGTCAATCCCAGTACCCAGACACGCCGATCACGCCGTCGAATACGCCGGCGGTGATCGCGGTCAGGGACAGGATGCGAATGCCGATGTGGAAAAAATCGCCCGGATTCACAACGATGGGCGTGGCAAGACTAATACTCGAGGCCCCGGAGCGCGCGACCGCCGTGCTCACCGCTTGCGCCGCCGTCGCCACATCCAGGATCGGCAGCGGCGTCATGCGCGGAGATTTGGTGCCGATCGTAGTGCCGCCCACGGCGTCCGCCGTGGCGAGGGATAGCGCCGTCGAACCAGCCGCCGCGAACCAGGCCCAGGCAGCTGGGCCGCCCACGAGGGCGGTCGAAATCGTTAGGGGCGAGATTATGAGGTCCGTGATCACAAGGTTTCGCCCATCGCTCGCAGTGCCCGCCGCTTCCGGCAGCACCGGATTCTGGTACGAGCAGACTATGATGTTCGAGTGCGCGGCGACGTTGAAGGACGCGCCGTTCATGCGGTAGTACCCGCCCAGCCCCGTGATAACCGTCGCAACGTTCGAACCGGTGGCGCTTGTGGGCGCGGTGCCGGAGGCCTGGATCAGCGCGGTGTTGCCGGTCGTGCCGGTCAGGCCCTGCTGGCCTTGCGAGGAATGCCGCCCCATGAGCGCTTGGCGCGCAGCGAACGATTGATCTGCCTCGAAACCCAAGCGCTGTACTGACAGGCTACCGATGTCCAACGCTGGCGCCGAGGCTGGAGCCGTGGTGTGAAATTGCCGGATGATGATCGGGTAGCCGGAGGCCTTGACGATGTTCGCCGCATCGGGCTGGCGCACGATCTCGGCTTGGTAGACCCCATTGACCCAGAATTCAACACCATACTGCGTAACCACCACCTCGTACTCCCGCCCCACTGCGTCCGAGTATGGCACCCCGCCGTTAATGTTCACGGTGAGCGAGGCGGGCGCCCCGCCCGTTGTGTATTCAAGAACTCCGATCAGGCCTCCGGCAGAGGTCCAGCGGAACCCCATGAATTCGTTCATCACTGCGGCTTGGTTCACCGCCACGTCGTAGTAGCCGAACCCAAACTCGAACACCTTGTTGGCGATCGCCCCGTTCGTCGTGCGGATGATCCCCTTCAAGCGCAGCGCCGAGCCGTCCTCGATCTGAAAAAGGCGCCAAGAGACGAACGAGATCCCGCTGTTGAGGGTGGTTACCAGCGCGCTATTCAGGCGCAGGAAGCCCGCAGTCAGCGCGCTCGTGAGGGTGGTGAGGTTCTGGTTGAACTGCGAATTGATAACCGTCGCGCCGTTCAGGTCCATCTTGAACATGAGGCGCGAGGTCGCCGCGTATATCTCGCCTTCGGCGGTGATCCGATTCTCTCTGGCGAGCGCCGCATCGCGCAGGTAGGCTTGGCGAAGGAGGCCCGCCTGGATCGCGGTGAGCGGGGCGTTAAAGCGCGCGTTGCCGCTCGCATCCTGCTGCAGTTCGCCAGCGACCCCAGTCAGTGCAATCTTTGCGCCAGCCATCTATACCCCCACGCACATCACATCGTATGCCCCGCGAGCTTCCGGCTCGCTGTAGACGGTTACGGTGAATCCGTTGCCCGCCACAATATCCGAAATCTCTACTTCGAGTTCGAGCAGGCGCATTTCGTCCGGGTCGGTGCCGGCTGGTGTGAGCACCTGCGGAACGATCTTCGAGTTAGCCGCCACCCACGCCTGGCCGCTCACGACGACCTGCGCCTTGTCGGTAAAGCCGGCGTCAAAGTTCACGGTCGCCGTGACCCCGTTGGCACCCCCGCCCCCGCCCCCGCTGACTGCGACAGTCGCGGTTGATCCACTGACTGTGACCGTGACGCCAGACCCGGTGAAATCGAGGGCGCGGACATAGCCTTGGCTTACGCCCTCATCGAGCGCTTCCACGTTGTTGGCGGGTTTCGTTCCCATCAGCTGAACTCTTGCACGCTCAGGCGCGCCGCGGCGGCGCTGGCGATCGCATTTACCGCGCCAAGGTCGAAATCGTACTCGTCCATCTCAAACACATCCTGCGGGTAGAGCGTGATTCCGTTATCCAGCACCGCAGCGCCGTTCATCGACAGGCTGACTCGTTGCCCGCCGGTGGAGGTGTTCCGAAGATGCAGACCTTTCCTCACCGCATTCGCTGCGACCGCGCTCGCGCTCGCCACACCCACGGTCGCTGTCGTCGGCACTGCTGGAGCGAGGTCGGTCTTCGTATTGACCGGGATCGCGGCCTGGTCCGATGCCAGGACGACCGGGGTTGAGGCCGCCATCGTCTTTTGGCCTTGCGTATTCACCCGCGCCTGGAACCCGGCCAACGTGAGCATCGTGGCAAGGGTGGCCTCGGTCGCGGCGCCGGCGATGGTCCCGAGATTGGCGGTGAGCACATCGGCCGCGGTGAGCGCCCGGATCTGGCGCGCGTCGTACAGTGTCGCGCCAGCAGCGAGTTCGATCACGGTGTTGAAGTTGGCCGCGCTTTGTTTGATCTGCTGGCCCTGGGACCCGTAAGTCACCCCAAGGAGGCGCCCTGCGCGGTCGGTCACGTCAGCGTTGAACGTGCCGACTCCAGTCGCCGAGGTGTTCAGGTTGCCGCTCGCGTCGACCGTGAGGGTCACTGGCATCAGGAGGCTTGGGCTCCAGGCGTAGCCCAGCACGTTCATCGCGCCCGCCTGGCCGGTCACGTACTGCGGGACGAGGGAATTGATATCGAGATAGAAGACCGGCTGGTGAGCGTAGTCCCTGAGCGGTTCGAGCGGCATCAGCGCACGCCTTCTGAGGAGGCCATCTTGATCTTCTCGATCGCCCGCGCGACGGCGGCGGCGACTTCGGCCACGAGGCTTGCCCGCGTCCAGATTTGGGTGGGGTGTTTCATCTCCGCAAGGACGCCTGCGACCAGGTCGTCGAGCGCGATTTCGAGGTGGATCCCCCCATCCGGGGCGATCTCCGGGTCGACGAAGACGGTCACCCGGATCCCCGGGTTATGCCAGTAATTCGAGATGACGACTTTGGAGCGCATGCTGATTCTGCCGGCCGGTCAGTGCGTGAGGAGGCGCATGCCTCCAGTGCTGCCTTCCACGTGCCTGGCTTCGATGAGCTCGATCTTGCCCGTATTCGGGTCGCATTTCAGGGGCGGCAGTATAGGGTGCGCGACGATGATGTAGCCGGCGTGAAAGAGGATTGATGTCTGTCCGTCGTAACCCTCGGGCAGCTGGCAGACGAAGCGGCCGCCGCGCACCGCGGCACCGAGTAGGCCTGGCGCATCGACGCGCTCGACCAGCGCGACCCTGGCGCCACGCGGGAAGATCGGATTTTCCTCGAGGTCCGGGTCCATCGCTTCAGCCCAGCATCATCTGCAAGGCGTTCTGGCCTCCGCCCACGTCGGTCTCGGAGAGGACCTTGCCGGCGCCGATCGTGCTTGCGGTTGCCTGGGCCATCATCTCGGCCTGTTTTTGCTCGGCCCTGGCGGCACGTATTTTCAAGACATCTGCGAAGGGCCGGACGGCTTTGGGCGATACGCCCAGGTAGTCGGCGTACTGCTGCACCATTTCGTCCCAGTCGGCATTGTCCATGGCCTCCGGCACTGCGGCGCCGACCCGGCCGACGAAGCTTGCGAACTGCTCGATCCCGGTTGTCATGGTGGCCTTCTGGGCCTGCGCGAGCATCGAGACATACTCGACCTTCACGTGCTGGCCGCGCAGTTCAGCAGGCGGGGTAGGGATCAAGCCCGCCCGCAGCATGCAGTTATAGACCCGGGTGAGGGCTGGATCGAGAGCCTCCACCCCGAAGCGCTCGATGACCGAGCCGATCTGGATCAGCTTCTCGCCTTTGCGCTCCATGATCTCGAGCTCGTTCCTCGGCTGCACGCCCTCCATCTGGGCCCACATCTGGAACAGATCGTTGAAGAAGGTCACCTTGATCCGCTGCTGGACTTCCTGGATGTCGGCGACCATGTGCTGCAGGTCTGGTTTCACTTCGTAAGCAGGCTTGAAACCCACGCCGTTGGCGACCTGCGGGACATAGGTCACACCACCTGGCAGCACGCTCGCCGGCTCGTTCTTGAGCGCCACGTCAGCGATGAGGGGGGGATTCACCATCTTGTCGATTGCCTGGGCCTTGCGCTTTTGTTCCACCTGCAGCTGCTTGACATCGCCCAGCGCGTCCATTCCGGGTGATCGACCGTAGGCATCGTTGCCGACCACATCCCAGCGGGGGGCGACGAATGGGACCTCATGGTAGCCGCGCACGCGCAGGATCCGCTCCTTGGTGCTGCCGTATTCCCAGTAGACTTCCCGGTACATCATGCCCCCTAAGCCGGGGAGACCATCGACGTATCGGTCGTTGGGCTCGATCGCATGGCAGACGATGATCTCCCGCGATCGCCCGGCGCCGCCGGTCTTCACGGCCTGCTGCACGGTGGGCGAGCAGTTTTCCATGCCGAATTGCTCCACCACCTGCATCGTGGTCTGCACGAACTCCCGGTAGAAAGTGTCGACATTGCCGCGCGCGCCGTTGGCGAGGTAGTACTCGCCCGCGCAGGTGTTGAAGCAGTTGATCACATTCTCGAAGTCCTCGTAGATCAGCATGGGGGCTGTGCCGAAGATCCCGAGATCGCCGTACATGGTAGCGAGCGTGTTGTAGAAATTCGACTCCGCCAGCACCGAGCGCATGCGCCTGGCGACTTCATCCAGCCAGGCCTTCACCGACCAGTATTCGGCAAGGTCCGCGTCGTCGATCATCATCCGGAACCAGATCGAGGTGGGGCTCGTCATGCCGCTCAAGAGCCCCGCGGCGAGCACGCGGGCGGCGATAGTGCCGGTTGAATCGATGATGCGCTGATTGATGGGCGAGCCCCGGTTGCCCTGGTTTGGCGTGATCAGCCACTTGTAGCGGCGCGGCAGCAGGTAGTCGGCGAGCTCTCGCCAGTGCGTCCACCAGCTGTAGCGCTCGGTCCGCAGCCCGCCCAGCATGTTGTCGACGTGCTGGCGTAGCGCGATCAGTTGCTGCTGGGTCGGATCGGGCGCGCGCCGCGGGACGCGCTGCCTGGTTGCCGTCGCTTCAGGCATCCTGGTACTCGGGATAGAAGGGCAGCGGCACGCACTTCCCCGCGAGTTCGTGCGGTGAGTCGGCGCAATAATCGATCATGCCGGCCCGAAGGAAGTAGTGACATGTGGTGATCTGCGGGCCGCTCGGCACCCATTCGGCACCCACCCATTGCCCGGCGGTCGTGTAGCACCGAATGCTCGGGCTGAAGGTGGGCTGCTCGTGGTTGCCATCAAAGCTCCAGCGTGCTCCGGTATTGGGGTGTGGCTGCTCGACGTAGATTCCATGCGGTCCTTTGCAGCCCGGGCACCAGTGCAGCCATCCAACCGGCGCGTCGGCTTGGTCGACGATCCTCCGCCGGCGCCGCGGCCCCGGCGTCACCCGGTGTCACCCGGTGTCAGGGTTGCGCGCTGGCGGCGAGCCTATCGGCCTCCGACGCGCCGTCATGGGGCGACAGTGCCGGATGCGCACGGACCTCCGCGAGCTCGACGCTCATCGCCTCGACTTTGACTTCGAGGTCGGCCAAGCGCGCGATGCTTTCGGGTGGCACGCCCGCTTCCGTTGAACCGATGTGCTCGAGCACCGTGATCGCGTAGGCTTTCTGCGCCTGGCGCAGGGCTTCGTTCGGGTCGACGTGTTCGTGCCAACGATCGTGTACGGCGAGGACTGCGAGTAGCGCTGCCTTGATTTTCTCCATCGTGCTTCTCCTTGGGTGGCTGATTACTCGCCGAGCAGAGACTTCCTGGTCGTCGTCGCAGGCTCGATCAGGCCCTGCGGGGTGGTGGTGATGGTCTGGGCTGTGCCTTGCGCGGCTTGAGCTTTTTTCTTCGCCTGGGTGGCCGCCTGCTGGCCTTGCGGCGCGCTGGCAGTAGGGGGTGGTGCCGGCGGAGGCGGGGGAGGCGGGGGGATCGGCATCTCTGTCTCGCCGCCTCCGAAAATTTTACTGATACCTTTGACCAGTCCGCCCATCAGGGCCTCCGTTGCGCCGCGAGTGCCGAACGCGCATGGTAAGCGCAAAGTGCGCAGCGCACAAATTAGGCGAGCGGATCGTAGTCGGACTTCACCCCGGCTGGCAGCCTCACCTCCATGCCGCAGATGCGCTCAGCGCCGGGTGAGCCCTCGCGCACCCCGCAACGCTCGCAGTACCTGCCAGGGCCCGCGCCCAGGCTCATTCCATCGACCATGCGATGGCGCGCGCGGTCCTCAACGTTGCCCGTGGATGGGGTCGTATTCACTCTGCACGCCTGGCTTGTGGCCCAGCTTCGTGAGGTAGTTCGGCATCAGGGTCATGAGCGGGATCCCTGAGAGGATCAGGTAGCGTGTTGCGTCCATCAAGTGGTCGCCCTCTTTCACGACCGCCCCCTTTTTGTCCCGCCGGTAGATGCGGTACTCGCCCAGCCAGTGCTGCAGCGTGCGAAAGACCTTGAGGCGCCCGGTCGAGAGGCGCTGGTACACCTCATAAATACCAGCTTCGACTGCGTTCAGCGCTTCGTTTACGCGCAGACCTTGGTCCCGGTAGTCCTGCAAGAGGCGACTGCCGTCCTTCTGGCTTCGCCCGCGTGCGGCCGGGTCGATCACGCCCTGCAGCCATTCGCCGCGGGCCCTGATCCCTGCCGCGTGTACCGACGGCTCGGCCTGAGCCCGGGCATATTCACCGATGAGGTAGAGGACGTCGGTCTCCCGATCGTGCGCTGCAAAAATAGCGGCGGTCATGTTCCAGCCCACGTCCATGCCGTAGCCGCGCGGCCAATAAGCGGGCACATCGAAGGGCTCAACTAAGATCTCGGTTTCCCCGATCGGGTAGATGGCCCCCGAGCCCAGCTGTGGCACGCCTTTGGTGCGCGCGTCCCGTTGGTAGACCGGGTAGCTCGCGGCGAGCTCTTTTTTTTCTTTCGCGCCCAGGTGCGGGGCATCGTCCCAGGTGGCGCTGACGAGGTAACGGCTCATCGAGTGATCACTCGATTGCCGTGCGCCTGATGCCGGTCAGCTGCCAGGCGAAGATGTCGGCCTCGAGTTCTGAGCGCGCGATCTGGGCGGCACTTCGCGGCAGCAGCACTCCCCACCCCAGCGCTACCCGCCAGAACCCGCGCCGGCAATGGCCAAGAGCAAGGTGGCCAAGCTCATGGGCCGTGATAAAAGTCAGGTCTTCGAGCGTGGTGCCGAAGAAGTAGCGCAGGTTGAAGATCACGGCTTGATGCCCGGGGAGCCCTGGCAGGTAAATCGCATAGGCCGCGGTCTTGGAATGCGGGGGCAGTGTGCGGTAGTAAAAGGTGATCGGCTGGACTCCAGCGCGCCGTGCGAGGTCCAGGGCCCAATGCTCCGGGGTGAGGCTCATGCGCTTCGCCCCACGCAGGCTGAGGCTGGTGAGAAACCAGGTAAGCAGGATGCTCGCCGCGATCAAACCGGCTGCTATCTTGAGCGCCGTCATCGGCTTCTCACCACCCCGCCCTCGGGGTTCTGGCCGCCTGGCATGAAGAGCATCACGACTTTGGAGAGACCCTCGAGCGGCGTGAAAGTGAGGAGGATGACGCCGTCCGTGGTCATGGTCCTGGTCAGGCACTCGGCGTAGATGAGTTCCCCTTCGTCGCCTTCGGGTTCTTCGTCCAACCAGATCCCGTGCTTGGCGGTGCCCTCGAAGCTGCCGCGGCCCTGCTGGTAGGATTTCACCCCGAGTGTGGACCAGCCGTCCTGGTCGCCGTGCGCATCGTGGTGCTTGACCGTCATGGTGTCGATCAGATCGTGGGATTTCCAGGTGATCTCGCCGATGTCCTCCCACGGGATGAGTCCGGTGCCGCTCACCCGCTTCTCGCCGTCCTGGTAGGCGATGTCGCCGAACATAACCTTTTGCAGGATGTCGCGGGTGGTCTCGTTCGTTTTGCCGCCCATCCACCATTCGACCGGGTGCGCGAAGCGCCGGCCCGGCCACCAGGGTGGGTAGCGCCCGGTCAGATGGCAGGTGGTCTCGTAGCCGCCCATGCCTTCGGTCTTCCCGACCCGGTTCGCGCACATCGCGCAGCGCTCGCGGTGGAGGGTGCCAGCTTTGAAGAATTCCAGGTGTTTTTTGTAGAGCGCGCGCCGCAGGGGCCCGGTGTCCGGGTAGTACGTCCACAGGCGCCGGCGCGCGCGCAGGAGGTCGCGCTGCTCGAGGAGCGCGATGAGCTCGGCCTTGTCGCCCACGCTCAGGCGTTTAAGCAGCGCGGGATTTGTTTCGATCTCGTCTAGGCTGACGCGCGCCACGGTGAGGTCCTTTGCCCTTGGCCAGCAACTGCAGGATGCGCCGGTCCATCTGTTCTTCGGTGAGGATAGCGCCAGTTTGCACCTTGCCCGAGTGCTGCAGCCTGATCGTTTCCTTCATCCCCAGGCGCACCTTGCCGAAGAAGATGGCGGCCGCGGCGCTGGTCTCGGTCAGTTTGAGGAGGTTTGCGCCACCCTTCATCTTCGCTTTTACCATGCCGGTCCGGAGTTCCTCGTGGAAGACCTTGCGCAGGGTCGTGGGGCTGATCGGCCTGCGTGTCGCGGGGTTGATCATGAGGAGCACGATGTCGTCGTGCGGAATGCCGAGCGCCGCCGCGACCTCCGCCTGCTGGCGGTGCTCGGTCGTGGGCTTGTAGCCCGTGTCCTTCGGCCTACCAGGTTTTCGCTTTGCCGCGGGTTTTGGCGATCGCCTCGAAGGTCTTTTTCTCTTTGGCATGGGTTGCTGGTTTGCCTGAGTGTTCCTGCCAGCGGCGCACCGCCTGGTCGACGTAGCGTGGGTCAAGGTCACAGGCGTGGGCGATGCGCTTGGTTTGCTGGGCGCCGATGATCGTGGATCCAGAGCCAGCGAAAGGATCGAGCACGATTTCCCCTTCGCGGGTGCTGTTCGTGAGCGCGCGCCTGGCGAGCTCGATCGGCTTTTGATTCGGGTGCCAGGCGGTCTCCCGCCCGTGGCCGTTGTCGCGGCCCACCTCCCAGACGTTGTCTGCGAATGAGGACGCCTGCAGGTAGATGGGCTCGCCTTGCTCGAGGTGCACATGACGCACCTTGCGGCCCTTGGGCGCTGCGCCCGCCACGTGGATCTCGCGGCCGTCCTTGCCAGTGAGGGTTAGCCCCCCCCCGACGCTCGTGCAGGGCTTGCCGTTGCTTGAGCGCGCCTCGGCGCGCCACACCGTGGTGCTGGTGCGATCGCCGTGGAACGCGGGCTTGACCCCTTGGCGCGCCGCGTAGAAGCACGACTCGTGCGCCCAGTGATAGTCCGACCAGCTGAGCACCACGCGGGGTTTCACCCAGATGATGGTGGCCAGTTCCACGAGGCCTACGTCGCGCATCGCGTTCGATAATTCCTCGCGTGTGCTCGTTGCGTGCCAGATGTACCAGCCTGCATCTTCAGCCGCATGCGCCAGCGCTTGAGCGAAGGCCCGCTGCAGCATGTCGGCGAGTTTCCCGCGGCGAAGGTCGTCGCCCTTGATCACCTCGAATTTTCCGGAGCGAGCTTCGTAGCTGACCCCATATGGCGGATCGGTGAAGACGCATTGCGCCCGGCTACCCGCCATCAGGGTCTTCAGGGTGGCCGCCTTGGTTGCATCGCCACAAAGGAGCCGGTGCTCACCCAGCAGCCACAGGTCGCCTGGCTCACTGATCGCCTTGGGCTGGAGCGCTGGCGCGCCGGGTTCCTTGGCGGCTGGCGAAGGCTTCAGCAGGAGCTCGACCTCGCGCGGATCGAAGCCTGTGATTGAGAGGTCGGCACCCATTGCCTGGAGTTCCCTGAATTCGACCGCGAGTACGTCAGCGTTCCAGGATGCGCCCTCAGCGATCTTGTTGTCGGCCAAGCGGTAGGCGCGTTTCTTCGCCTGCGAGAGGCCGCGCCTCACGATCACCGGGACCTTCGCCATCTCCAGCTGCTGCGCCGCCATGTAGGCGCCCTGCCCGGCCAAGATTTCTCCCCGGTCGTCCACGAGGATGGGCTTCGTAAAACCCACGGCCTTGATGCTTAATACCAGTTGGGTGATTTGCTCAGGCGGGTGGTCGCGCGCGTTCCTGGGGTAGGCCTTCACCCGCGCAATCGTCCAGTACTCAACCCGCAGGGGTCCAGGGTCTTTTTTCATAGGCATCAGATAATTATCGCGCGCGGGATCGTTTTGCCGGGCGGGTGATCTTGGCTATTTCCTCGTCGGTGGCGAGGCGCACCGTGAACTCATTGCGCTGCCCGATCACGATGCCACCAACCCCAAACATCATCGCCCGCTCTAACGCCATGAGGTGCGTGGGCCAATGGGGCCCGATCTCGCGACCAAGGATGCAGCCGTATCGCTCGAGCGGGCGCGGTGCGAAGATGATCAGCGGCGGGCTCGTCACGATCTTGCGCACCGGCATGAGGACGCCGCTGTCGATCACCGCGGGCGCTACGCCCGCTGCGAGGATGGCCTGGAGGAAGCCGCGCCTGGTGATCGTCATGGCTAGAAGAAGGTGGAAAAAAACGGGCCTCGGAAAAGGGGAACTAAACCGGGGCCTGAGTGCTTTCGCACACACCGCGAAGGGAGGAGACGCGGCACCCGTATGATAGGCCGGTCGGTTGCAGTGGTCAACGCAGGACCTCATCGCAGGCGCTCAACCTACGAAAGCCCACGGCATCGGTCACGCTGCGCACTTCGACGATGGTGCCCCCTGGGTCGACCGTCAGGCTGATCGTGCACAGCGGCCTGGACAAGGGCAGCGTGCCAGGCGGGTGGGTGGTCCAGTCGTAGACCGTGAGCCCGTTAGCAGCCGTGTACTGCCGGCTGGCTGGTCCGTTGGCGAGGAAGAAAGCATCGGCCGCGCGCCCTTTGATGCGCTCGATCACTTGGTGGCGGATCTCGGTGCGCTCCTGGGCGCTTGCGCAGCCCTGCAGCAGCACGGCGAGCGCGAGCATCAAGATGGCCAGGACCAGGATGCGGAGCAAAACGCCTCCGGCCTCGCGGGCAACCTCGAGCAGGTTGTCGATCTGTTTTTCGTGATCAGTGTGCATCGCGAGCTCCTTGGTTGCTCAGGCGATCGTGTCGTGCCCGTACTTGGCGATGAGCAAGGCTTCCGCCCGGTTGTGGTCCTTCACCCGCCCGAGGCTTGCCTGGGGAAATAGCCGGATGGCGAGCGCGCGCCCCTGCTCCTTGGTGTTTGTCAGCTTCAGCGCCTTCTTCCAATCGGCCGGGCGCACAAGGCTGTGCCGGTAGTGGCGCGCCATCACCACCCCTTCGATCAGACCCGCCGAGAGGAAACAGGAGGCCGTCACCCCGACGTGCTGCTTCGGGAAGGCGATCGGGGACTCGATGAATACGTGGATCTCATTCCGGTCGTAGTCCTTCGTCCAGTCGCGCAGCAGCTCCTCGAGGGCTGCGCCGTTCACTTGGTTCTTCACGTAGGCGTGCGCGCCCTGGCGCTCCATCACAGGGATGTCGGCCATCTCCAGATATTCGCCCAGGTGTCCCACCATGCCGATGGCGCCGGTTAGCCCGGGGTCGATGCCGATCACGATCATGACGGCTCCTCGGCCTTGTCGAAATCGTTCAGCGCCGGCTTTATCAGCGCCAGCACCGACGCGCTGCATGTCGGGCAAAGGTCGACGTCCGACCACGTGCTGTAGGTGCAATCGGTGTCGGTCGCCACGTGGACGTCCAGGCTGATGGTCTTTTTCGGCTCGGCCTCGTATAGGGCCCCGCACTTGTCGCATTTGCTTGCGTCGCTCATACCGCCCTTAGTGTCGCGGGCCCCGTGCGCCTCTCGAAGAAGCCTTCGCGCTGTGGGTAGGCCAGCATGTACAGGCGCCCGAGGTCGGGCCACCAGTGGTCGTTCAGCTTCCAGCCGTGCTCGTTCGGCGCCTCGCGCATCGCAGTCTCGTGGCGTAGCCACTCCCCGATCGTGCGTGCGCTGTAGCGCTGCCGCCCGCGGTCCCAGATCAGGTTCGCCTGGGCTTCGAAAGCGTCCCAGATCTTCGCGTTCTTCTCCAGCCACTCGGCGAAGTCCTTGCGGAAGTGGCTGGGGTTCGCACCCACCAGCACATTGAGCGCCATGCGCCGGCGGTAGATGTCGGTCTGCCATGCTTGAGTCTCGTCGAAGAGCGGCAGGTGCTGGAAGGCTTGGGCGTGCTTGGCGGTCATGGCAGCACGCTCATGCAGGCCGCGATGAGGTTGCGGAGCCATTGGGCTGCGTAGGCGTCGTGCTCGTTGTAATACGCGCCCTCATTCACGCCCTCAACTCCGCAATCGAGAACGGGTGCCGGCGGGCACCGATCTGCACGATGATGTTCTTCGCCTGCCAGCCGTCCAGCCGCATGCCGTAGTCTTTGAGGACTGCCCTAGCAAGGCGCTCGGGTTCGTCCACCGCGTAGTCGCGCAACTTGGTCTCGTCGCCCCCCAGCTTCTCGATGTAGGCCGTGGCGATCGCCGGGCCCCGCGCTGCCTGCCCGCTTCGCTCCTGCAGCTGGATCCAGATTTGCGCTGCATCCCGCTTCAGGTACTCGAGCGCGTGGCGCTTGAGCACGTACCACTTGTCGCCCGAGGCGAGGTAGCCCTGCACCACCGCGAGCGCTGGCTCCGCGCCCAACTCCTTTACCAGCTGCGCCATGATGCCGTTCAGCTTGGCGCTGCCCGGGTAGTCGGCCTGATAGCGGGCCTTGATGCCGTGTTGGTATGCTGCAGCGCACTGTGCTGCCGGGCTCGGCCCGGAAGGTTTCTGTATTTCTTGAGTATCTTCTTTCTTCTTGGGTGCACGTGGTGCGCGGGGGGGGCGCACGTCGACCGCCCCCCGGGCCGCATCTTGCCCTCCCCCCAGCGCAAAATCTGCGCTGGGGTCGGGAAGTGGTAAACCGGGCTGCCTGAGCCCGAGCCAGATCGCGTCCGATGTCCTGCCACCCTTGCCGTCTGGCCTCATGTCGCGGCGCAGCAGGCCGGCGGCCTCCAGGTCCTTCATGTGCATCTGCACGGTGCGTCTTGTGTAGCCGGTCCTCTTGCAGACCCAGGCGATGCTTGGGAAGCAGTAGCCGCGCTCGTCGGCGCGGTTGCCGAGCATGAGGAGGATGTGCCGCTTGGGCGGCTCGAGTTCGCGGGCCTGGCCTTCCTCGAGCGCCCAGCGCAGGGCCTCGATGCTCATGCGGTGCCCCGCTGTTTCACGTGGAACCCTTGGCGGCGGCTTTGAGGATTTGGCTGGCCCGTTGCTTGGTCACCCCGAGCACGTTGCCGATCTCCTGTACGGTCTTGCCATCAGCGCGCAGCTTGACAGCGCGCCGACGGCGTTCGTCCGATTCCTCGAGCATCTTGCGGTAGTCGGCGACCCGGCTGCTGATGGCTCTGGCTGGCATGGCCCGGACCATACTACGATTCGGCTGGGTTTGTCTAGGCGGTTGTTGACAGGCTGGGGGTTGGTATGGTTCTATGCGGTCGTGGCGCCCGAGCCCAGGGCGTAGAAACTGGAGATGCCTATGGCCACCGACCCGCGCACTGCCCGATTCAACCCTACCAGCCTGATCACCTTCGGCGTGGGGCGCGCATGATCGCCGAGCGCCGCAAATTGTTCTTCCCGGATGCCACCGGGGATGCGCCAGCGCCTGGCAAGCGCGCCCGCATCCTGCTTGAGGCGCATTCCCTGCGTGGGGTCTTGGTCAGGGTGGTGCGGATCTCCAAGCGCACTGCTTGGGCCAGTGTTGTGTTCCTTGAGACTCGTGGTGCCTACGCTATCGGCGATGCCGGTGGTTTCCATAGCTACGAGCTGGAGGTCGTGGCGTGAGGGCGCTTCTCGCCTATTTGCTCGGCTTTCGCGCCTATTGGCTCGGCTGCTGGGAGGAGATGCGCGCGCGCCGGCGCATCGCCCTGGTTGAGCGCGAGCAGGCCTACCATCGTGAGCTCCTTTACTTCCACGCCGGGCGCGCGCACGCCTGCCATCACGCCCTGATCCGCATGCGCCGTGAGTTCAACGAGCGCTGCTTGCGTGCCCACTCTCCGAGCCCGTGCCAGCTCGACGGGTCGCGCCGGTGAACGCTGTCATGCCGGTCACCCGGCGCGTTGCCATCACCGCATTTGCTGGACGCACGGCTGTCAAGGTCGATGCCGTGATGGCACCGGCTGAGCCCGAAGTCGGGCTGCTCGCGCCCTATCCGCTCTCTTTGCAGGTCGTTGACCTGGATGGCGTGGTCGTTCCGATCAGCTGCTCCGAGCGCCTGGTGCTGCTGCGAGCGCTGTGCACGGCCTACTACGCGCTCGAGAATGAAGGGGATCAGCATGGCTGAGTTCGCGCGCACCGACCGCGCACTCCTGATCCGGGTCGGAGGTCATCTGCGGGATGCTGCCCAGATCGAGGTCAATGGCTACGGCCCTCACTGGGACGAAAGCGAGGATGCCAAGGCGGCCAAACGCCGGCACGACAGGCTTTTGCGCGATGAGCGCGACCTCGAGGCCTTGCGCCGCCGGCTCGAGGCGGTATCGGTACCGCCCGCTGGCTCAGGGGCTGCATGACCGTCGCGCGGTCGACCGACGATTTGCAGATCGTCCGCGCGAAACGCAGCGAGGCGCGCCTGCGTTTCGCGCTCTCAGCCGCCTCGAACGGCGGCAAGACCTATTCCGCCCTCGAGGTCGCCTTCGGTATCATCGAGGAGTTCCTCGCCCGCGGCCTGCTCGGCGGCTCGCTCGAAGGCAAGGTCGGGGTGGTCGATACCGAGCGCAAGTCCGCGCAGTTGTACGCGCATCTGGGTCCTTTCGACACCATCGTTTTGGGGCCGCCTTATTCCGTTGAGCGGTATAGCCGCTCGATGGAAAAATTGGAGCAGGCCGGGTGCGAGGTCATCATTCTGGATTCGATCTCGCATGCCTGGGCTGGTCCTGGTGGCCTGCGGGCGCTGCTTTCGACCTTCGATGCGAAGGACCGCTTCGGCGCCTACGACACCACAATCAACCCGGCGCAGGACGAGTTCGTGGACGCCATGCTGCGCTCGCGCTGCCACATCATCCCGACTATGCGCTCTAAAACCGAATGGGTGCTTGAGGACAAGGTCACGCGATCCGGTGCTACGGTGAAGGCGCCGCGGCGCATCGGCATGGCTCCGATCCAGCGCCCTGGGATCGAGTACGAGTTCACGACGCTCATGGATCTGGACACGGTTTCCCACTACGCAACGGTGCTCAAAAACCGCTGCCCGCTATTCGATGCCTGGGTACCAAAGAAACTCACGCGCGAGCATGGCCGGGCGCTCGCAGCGTGGCTCCTGGAGGCGGCGCCGGAGGCGGAGGACGTCGTGCCCGGCACGCCCTTTGAGCGCGCCCGCTCGACTGCGGAGGCGGCGCATCGGGCGTGCGGGCGCGCGACCACGGTCCCCGATCTTGCACGTGCTTTTGCCGATGGGGAGAAGAATATAAAGGCGTTCCGAGGGCCTGTGTCGGATGAGGATCTGCGCCCGCTCGTAGCCGAGTTGAAGAGGATCAAGGACGCGACAAAGGAGGCGCTTGGCAATGACCGGGGTGGTCCTTCGGTGGGGATCGTGCTCGACCCGGACGTAGCCGATGCGCTCGAGAACCTTCTGCAGCAGGCTCACGTCGCGCGAGAAAGGTTCCTCGCCTGGGCGCAGGTCCCGGTGGTACGGGCACTTGCGCTCGATCGTCTGCAGGTCGCGGTGTCCCAGATCGACACTTGGGCCGGACAGGAAACCGTCGCCCTCAAGCTGCCGGCGGCGCTCATCACGCGCGGGGTTAAGTTGCCGACAAATCACTTCGAGGATATGGAAGATGACATCCCCTTCTAACCCGCATGCCGAGGCCGCATCATGAGCACCGAGCGCGAGGTCCCGCTTGTTTATGTAGCGATCGCTGAGTTGGGGCTCGCCGCCGGCGCAGCACCCCTCACCCAGTTCCCGGCCTGCTGGGAGTACCAGGTGGATAAACACTGGCGCGTGGCTTTCAACGGGCACGCTGCGGCCAAGCACTGTTCTTTCTCCGATGCCACGATCGAGCCCTTCACGTGTTACGCCACCTTCAACGGCTGGGCCGCATTCGTCATCGACCCGAATGGCGGCTTCGGTGCTGCGGGCACGGTTGCCAACGAGGACAGCTTTCTCGAGGCGATCCGCGCCGAGACTGAGCGCCTGGCACCCGGGAGCGGGCGCGCATGAACGAGCTGCTCGAGCCGCTGGTGAAGCGCTTTCCGGTGCCTGAATGAGACGCCAAATGGCCGTGTGTGCCTACTGCAATATTGCCGCGGAGCACGACCGCAGGGTGTGCCGCATGCGCAAGCTCCACGCCGACCCCGTGTTCGCCAAGGCCGCAGCCGAGCGCATGCGCAAGCTCCACGCCGACCCCGTGTTCGCCAAGGCCGCAGATTGGACCTCGTATATGCTTGCGCTCGTCACTTACTTGGCCGCCGGGTTGATCTTGGGAGCGTTTCGATGAGCGCCCGGCTCAGCCCGCCTGTCGAGGACCCGTATCGTGGCGCCGATCCCGCCCGCTTCAAGTGCATGCGATCCTATTCGGAGCACCCGCTTTGCCAGGATAGGGCTTGTCTTACCGGATGCCGGATGCCTAATATCCGCTTCGGCCTGGCGAGTTCGCCAGCCGCCGTTGAACTACCCCCACAACCCAAGGAGATCCGTATGGCCGCAAACCCCGAGCAACGCGAATTGCGAGACGTGAGCAGGACCGCGCCTGGCCGGCGCACGAACGATGGGCAGGAGAAAACGCCCGACCCCGGGGCGGTCGAACCCAGGATGTCAAAGCTGCTCAAGCTCTATGCCGAATCCGAGAACGCGAAGGAGGCACTGTCGGATGCGATCAAGAAAGCGGCCGAGTCCACCGGCTTCAATGCGGCGGCGCTGAAGAAGTTCGTCAAGGCGCGCGCAGGCGACGAGGACGAATTCGCCGATCGCAAGCGCGATGCCGAGCAGCTGGTGCTCTTATTCGACAAAGTCGGCGACTAGCGTGCCTGCGTTCGTTTCGCTCGCGGATCAGATCTTCGAGATCGAGCGCGAACTCAAGGTACGCCAGCGGGTGTACGCCCGCTGGATGCAAACGAACAAAATCAAGCCCGAGGTCGCCGGCCAGCAGGTCGAGCGGATGTTGGCTGCGCGCGATTCCCTTATCGCCCTGCGCGCGGAGCGCGCGCGGATCTCCATGGCCGACCCTATCGTGCGGGTGCGTATCCGTGAAGGTTGGGAGGACGCTGGGCGCACTGGCGTGATGTATCACCAGACCGCCTTCGGCCTCGGGCAGCCGTGGTCCATGGTTCTCTTGGATGGCGATGAGGATCCGGACTGCCACAAGTCCTCGGGTCTGCAGCGCCTAGATGAGGTCGCTGCGACCGCCACGGCCAGCCGTGACTAGGACCTGGAACGTCACCGGGCTGTACCGCGCGCAGCAGGACCGGCAACCCGGTCGACGGCGCGCTCACCCTCCCGTCCCCCTCACCCCGCGCGGCGTACTGGTACCGATCGATCATGCCCGGGACATCATGGCCTGCTTTCTGTGCGAGCTTGAATTCGAGCGGCGCGATGCGCTCGACGGGGAGTCCTGCCCGCACTGCCGCCTGGTCGGGGACTACGGATTTACCGGTCAGAACGCTGCGACCGACCAGCTTTGGGTGCGGGGCCGCGGCCGCGGGTGAGGGGCTCGATCGGTGGCTGCAGCCAGGTTGTTGCGGTGCTTCTAACCGCCGGCGCCGTCCTGTTCCTGCTCGGGTCCTTGTAAACCTCTGGCTGGCCTTCAGGTAGGGGCGCCGGCTGGCCGCGGCGGTGCCTGCTGCTCGCGCTGGGGGTCCACGCCCTTGGGGTCCTACCGTTCTAAGGCGCGCGCAGCGTGCGCCTGACGGCCTCCTGGCTGGCCGACGGTCCTCCGCCCAGACGCACCCCCCGCAGGACGTACCAGGCGCGCAGGTGCGACATGCCGTCCTCGAGGCAGATGCGGTGCATTTCATTGTCGGCCAGAGGGCGGTAATTCTCTGGCAGCAGTCCCTCGCGCAGCAGCTGATAGAGCGCATCATGTACGAGGCTCCCCCGCATGAAGTTCTTCGTGTCGATGGTGGGGCCGCTCGGGCCATCCCAGGCGTAGCCGTGCCGGACCGTGAGTAGGCCTGTTTCGTCCAGTTGGATCCACTCATCGAGCGCCGCCCGCGGCGGGCTGAAGGGTAGTTGGTGCCGATAACTGTCGGTTAATTGGTATTTGAAGCCGCCCTTGTAGAAAATCTTGCTGGCCGGGTTCTCGAGATCTTTCATGGTCGATTGCTGCCGGGCGCCGGTTTGGGCTCGATCACCGTGATCGGCGCTTGGCCTATGGGCTTTCCCTTGTTGATGATCGAGTCGCCCGCGTACCCGGTCTTGAGGCCAGAGAGGATCACGAGGGCCCAGCCCACGAAGGCGCCCTCGCTCGTGGTGAATAGGCCGGTCGCCACTTCACCCGCCGACCAGCTGACGACCCCGATCACGGTGAGGAGGGTGCGCTTGGGGCTCGCGAGGAACAGGTAATCGATGAGGCCTCCGGCCGCGTTCCCGCTTGCCCACTGGCGGACGTAGTGCGCGAGCATGCCGAGCGCGCAGCCGATGATGAGAGCGTAGAAGATCTGCGCTTCCTGGGTAGTGGGGAGCGCTGCGAGGAAATCCCACAGGGTCTGCTGGTGCTTTGCCTGGGCGATCGTTTGCGCGGTCATCGGACGCCTTCGTGTTCTATGCTGAAATGGTTTCCGTCGGGGCGCGAGAAGCGGCCGCCCCATCTGCACAAAGGATGCATCGATTCCCACTGCTCACCCAGCGCCCGATAGGCCTCGGAGTCCTTCTGGTAGATGTCGTCGTCCACCCCGGGTGCTGAATCCTTGAAGAGGTTGAGATCGATCGCCAGGCGCTTCAGGTGTAGCGAGTTCGAGATGCCGGTGCCGCCGGCAGCGTTCGCGTCGGCCTGCGCTTGGGTGCGCACCGCCTCACCGAAGGTGAGTTCGTACCCTTGACCGTAGCACCAGATAATGAGCTCGGCCACGAGCCGGCAAAAGAGGCGCTGTTTATCACCGAGTGTCATCGCTCGTCTCCTTCAATGTCCCGGCGGCTTCCAGCCGCGCTCCCAGAGGACGAAGTAGGCGAGGGCTGCGACTGCGGCGGCGGCGATCGCGCGCAGGGTCCAGACGCCGACCTGGGCGTACTTTTCCTCGAGCCACTCTTTGATTGCAGCCTTGACGAGCGCTTTTCTCGCCTCTGCTGTTTCGCCCATGACCTCGTGCATCGCGTCCTTCACGAGGCGGTGCCGTTCTTCCTGGTGCTGCAGGCCGTCGGGTTCCATGGTTGCTTTTACGGTGGGGCGCCGTACTCGGGGTTAGGGCTGTGCCAACGCCGCTTTCAGTTTCGCCATCTGCGCCGGGTCGGCGATGATTTGGTCAACGAGCGACTGCGGGACCGCGAGCGACGGCGGCGGATCGACAAATGCGCCGGCGGCGTAGCGGTGTTCGGTGGTGGTGTTGTCGGGGCAGTCGATCCACTTGAGTGCCGCATGCACCGGGAACGGAATACCATCGCTCTCGGGGTCCTGATTGATGGGCTCGATCTGCGCGACCCGGCCGCTTGGTTCCACGAGGGCTTTTTTCATCAGTAGAACTCCTCGACGATGCAAATACCGGCCGCGCCAGCGGCACCGGCCGCGGTGCTTGAATTATTTGAACAGGCTCCCGATGCGCCGCCACCGTAAATATTGCCTGGATTCCCGTTCGCATTTCCGCCTGGGGGGTGGCCGCCCCCGCCTAAAATAGATGACCCGCCCAGCCCACCGAAGCCGCTAGCCCCGGCGACCGACGCCTGCCCGCTACCCGTTCCGTTACCATTGACGTTGCCGCCAGATCCCACGCCGGGCGTAGAGCCTGCAAGAACATTGCTTGCGGTCGCTCCTGCGCCGGCCGCGCCGCCCGTTGCCGAGCAGTGCGCGCCGAATGAAGTCGTCCCGCCAGCAGTACCGTTGTTGGCGCCAGCGGCGCCGCCTGTTCCCCCGGCCCCCACGGTGATCGTTTCGGTCGCACCGAGCGAAGCAGACTCGATCCATTTAATTGAAAAACCACCACCGGCCCCTCCCCCAGCGCCAGTCCCGACGCCTTGTGCGGCACCGCCGCTGCCGCCGCCCCCGCCCACGATGGTGACTTTGATGCGCTTCAGGCCAGCAGGTTTATTCCAAGTCCCGCTCCCGGTAAAGACCTGCGTGCTGCGGTACTCGCCATCTGGCGAGAGGCCGAACTGGCGCCAGACGAGGCTGGAATTATCATATTGCAGCGTGACGGCTTGACCGCTTGCGAGCGTCACATCACCATTCAAGGCAAGCCTGTTGGCGGCGGCAGAGCCTGCATCATTGTTCTTGAGAACTATCGGGTTCGTGGCACCGACGTTGACTAGGACCAGGACACGTCCTTCTGCGCCACCCGCGATGCCGGTGATGTTGCGGCTGGCATTGGAAGAAATCCGCAGTGTGCAGGCGGCCGGTAACCCCGACGGGTTATAGTCGTTCTGGTTGGCAGTGATCTGCGCCGGCGCAAGTACGCCTTGCAGGGCGATCGATGTAGCCGCGAGTGCCGCGAACCCGAGCGCGGCCGTTGCTTGGCCGGTGCCCCCGTAGTTAATCGGCACTGGCACCGGGATTGATCCAGTGAGGGCGATGTTCGAGAGTGCTGTCGCTGTTACGTTCCAACCGATGGCGAGGCCGGCGATCGGGGTGGGAAGCGTGGTCGAGACCCCTACGGTGGTGAGCGGCAGCGTCAGTGATCGCCCGGTGATTTCCTGCAGTTGCTGCACTTCCATCGTCAGGTAATCGAGCGCCGCCTCGTAGATTTCGGGGTAAAAGGCGCCCTGGTTCGTCACGTCGGCGAGCTGCTGGTAGGGCACCAGGCGGTAAACCGTGAGGGTCGTGCCGGTTGCGATCGGGGCGCCTGAGAGCGGATAGGTGACGCTGCCGCCATCTGGGTTGTTCAGGCCCGCCACCGAGTATTGGCCCGCGGGGATGGCGGTGATGTTGCCCAGCGTGTCGGTGTAGTAGACGTACAGCTGGCTCGCGAGCGGGATGATGAAGAGGAACGGCCAATTCGTGTTGACGCCGTTCCCCAGGCCGATCGCTTTGTTGGCGGTGGTCGCGATTGTCATTTCGGTACTTTGCTTGTCATTTTGTCACCTTGCGTATTGGGTCGGCGGGAAGAGGAATTCCTGGGCGTTGTCGCGGCGCATGCGGCTCTCCATGCGGCGCAGGTACCCAGGGCTCATGTCTTCCTGCAGGCGGTAAAGAAAGAGATAATCGAGCGCGATCCTCGGGTACCCGTTCACGATGAAGGAGGTCGTCGGGTGCACACCGGATGCCATCTTGAGCGCGGTGCGAAAGGCTTCGCCAGCACCTTCCTCCCCGCGGATGGTGCGCTTGAAGATGTCAATCAGGCCCGCGATGTCGCCGAGGGCGGGTCCGAGCAGGGTGGATGCCGTGCCGCCACCGCCCCGATGCGCCTGGCCGAAGAGAAAATCTCCGTAGATCCCGAGGCCCCCGCCTTGGGCAGAGGCCGCGAGAAAGGTACGCCAGGCGACTGCCGGATCGGTCACGTCGCGCGGCTCTCGGCCCTTGACGAGTTCCTTCGCGGTCATGGAGAGGTAGCCCATCGCGGTCGTCCAGGCGATCATCTGGGCGAGCGCCACCATCTCGCCGTTCTTGTTGGTCAGCGCCTCACCCAGCGTATTGGCGCCACGCCCGTAAATCTCGCGCCCGAGGACCCGTTGCACGAAGCTGATCGGGTAGCCCTTGAACTGCATGGCGAACCTGATCGCTTCACCCGCCCCCGTGCCGCGCTTGATGTCGGTGCCCCACATCATGTAGTAGTTCGTCTTCGCATCCGGCGTGAGGCGCGCGTAGCTCACGCGGTCGCTGACAAACGCCCGCATCTTGCGCTCGGTCTCACCTCCCAGCCCCTCGGGCACGAGGAATTCTCGGCCATCGTATTCGCGCACGTTCTTCCTGATCGCGTTCCAGTCGGCCGCGGTGATCTCATACAAACCGAGCGAGCGGCGCAGATCAGGCTGTAGTTGCTCGAAGGGGAGTTCGCGCTCGAGCGCGAGGCGATGCGTGGTCATTTCGCCCGCGCGCCTGCCCACCCGCTCGTTCCACATGGTCGCCCCGATCATGGAGAAGAACTTCTGCTGGTAAGCAGCCAGGCGCCCGCGCGGCTGGTCGCCGGCGCCGAACTTGGTCGAGAGATCCGCAATCGCGCCGTCGGCAAAGACGCCGATCTGGGACCACAGCTTTTTGCGCTCGGCATCCTTCATGCCGACGCCCAGGCCCATCACGGCTTCCCGAAGGCCGCCGAGGTAGGACGCACCATGGGTGAACTTCATTTCGCTTGCGAAGGTGATCAGGTCACTGAACTGGGAGAGGAGCATGAGCGGCAGTTTGGTGAAGTTCTGGAAGGTGCGGGCGTAGGTGCCGACCTCGGCGAAGACCTCGTTCTCCGGGACCCGGGTGGTGCCATCCAGGTGGCTCACCATGCGCTCGATCGCCGGGAGCCTTGCGTTGAAGTCCTTGAGTTTGCCTGACGTGTCGCGCATGCCAAGGGCGATCTCGTGGGCTGCGCGCGCGAGCACGGCCTTCGGGTTCGTGCCGAAGACCCGCATGAGGCCCACGTTCTGGGCGGCCATGTCCAGGGACCGCATCACGGCTTCCGAGAGGGTGCCCACCCCGAAGCGCTCGTTGTAGGCGAGCCAGCTGTCGGCGTCCTTGAAGTGGAGCACTCGCTCGGCGCTCACCCGCTTGGCGAGGTTACGTGGGCCCATGAACCCGGTGGGCGCGTGGCCTCCTGATCTCAGGTGATCGCCAGAGACAAGGCCTACGTAGGCTTCGCGCAGCGCATCGTCATCCAGGCCCGTGCGCTCGGTGTCCAGGAGCGGCCGGATGAATTTGCGCCAGGTATCGAAGTGCCGCGGGTCGTCCGCCTTCACGGTGATCCCGGCGGCTTTCCTGAGCAGGGTCACGTCGTGGGACTGGCGGGTGATGTAGTCGGTGAGCTTGCCGATCCACGCGCCCTCGCTGTTCTGATCGAGCCGTGACTTCTCCTGCCATTTGCGCACGATCGTCGCCATCGCCACCGCTTCGTCCGGGCCCCTTGGCGCGCCCCCTTCATCGAGCGCGCGGAGGGCACGCGCGACGTCCGCCTGCATGGTGTTCGAGACGAATAGCTTGTAGACGCCCGCTTCCTCGAGGTCGTAGCGCATGCCGCCTAGGTATTCCTCGTGGACGGCCCGCTGCTCGGTCATCGCGCTCCTGCGCGCGCCCTCGCGGGCGTTGGCGACCCCTACCGCCCGCGCCTCGAGGCCGAGTGCCGGGTCCTCCGGGAACTGGGCTTTGACGAAACCGATCAGATTGAGGGTTTTCGTGTCATTCAGCAGGCGTTCGCGCTCGGCGATCACGGCGGCCAGCTTTGTTTCATCAGCGAGTTCAGCGGCTGCGCGCTCGGTGGCGGCGGCGAGGTCTTTC